CGGACCAGTTACGTTGGCGTTCTCTGTGGCTAGGATAGTGGTGTCTGTGTTGAGTGTCTGATTGTTTGTGCGGAAGATACCGCCAGACTTAAAGTTGCCTCTGTTTTCTGCGGCAGGTGAAATGGACCCAGAGGATACACCCATGTACATAACAAAGATATTGTTACCGGAGTTACTTGATGGTGCTTCATCAAACGTAAGAGTGGTTCCGTTAGGTACGGTATATGATCCAGTTGGCTCTTGAACCACCCCATCTACGGAAACGACTATATCTTCTGCACGAACCGTCTGATTAAGAGTAAACGTGGTAGTGCTTCCATCACCACTAAACTCCTGCCTTGTAGGTCTGGCCTGAAAACTAGATACTACTGGATTACCAAGAAAAGGCATCAGGTGATCTCCATTATACTCGCCACAGTGTCCAAGCTGTTTGCCGTGTCGCTTTGCACAATCAAGCTATGCCCTGTTTCCATGACAATCTTGTTGCCTGCCATGTATTCAAAACTAGATGCCGCAGGAATCGGTATGTCTTTTGCCAGAAACACCATATCTCCAGCGTTCAGCTTTATGTCAGCAGTGATTTGAGAAGATGAAGTGTTCGCCAGAGTCAGACCAATAACAACGGTAGTGGTAGAACTTGGCACGGTGTAAACAGCCATATCTGAGTTGGCACTGGCTGTTCCACCGTTGAACACCTTATTTTTAAAGGTATTAGCCATGTTCTACTCCTACGCTACATCATCAAGTAAAGCACATACTATGACTTCGGCTGTTGATGCAGATGAAATAGCGTGTATATCCGCTACAGTTGTGTTTGGCAGTCTGGCTACGAAAGCTTCACTTGGGCCAATCGTAATACCGTCAGTTGCACTAGAAGATGCGGTGCCTGCGTCCAAGACTATGTAAATGCTGCGGCTGTTGGTGTCGACGTTTTTTATGAACAAAAACTTTACTTTGTCACCTGTAGCAACGGCAGTAGGTGCCGTGTCATCGTCAACTGCGGTGTAATCTGTGTAATTACCAGCGATTAAGTCTGTGCTTGAGTTAGAGACGCTAGTCTTTTTGTAATACCACTTATCGTTGGCGTCATCAGGAGTGACAGTCATACTTGCCGAAAAGGTCTTAGCAATCTCGTCTGGCAAAACTGTCGCCTGTATTGTTGCGGAAGCATCATTTGCCATTTTTAACTCCTATCCTAAAGCTATGGCTAAAGCAGTAGCTGTACCAGCGACCTCTGCACTACTACCTACGTTAAAAGATGTAGCAAGTCCAGTGACTGCCGCCCCTGATCCTGCACCATCACAGAACACAATGTCAGATGTGCCATTTGGTATGGACACTGTGGCTCCTGTTCCTTGTTTTATAGTGGCTGCTCGACTACCAGACAAAGAGTTTTTAATAATAAAAAACTTTGTTGCTGTGTTCGGAGCGATTGTTACGACATTTGTGCCACCAAGATCAGAACCGCTGTCTTTCAGATTAATTACAGAAAACATTCCGGTCTGAACATTACTAGATCCAGAGGTTGGAGAGCCTAATCTTATAGTTAGATCTGTTGTAAGATCTGAAGCAGTTAGATCTGTGGCACCAGTTATTCTATCAAATATATCAAAGTTAAAATTGGTAACGTCACCCCAACTACCAGAAAGTTCACCTGTAGCTGGTTTTTCTATGCCAAGATTTGTACTAAATGAGCTTGCCATCTGTTACTCCTATGCCGCCTTATCTGTCCAAGACGGTGTTTGTGACGGCGTTACGTCGCCCCAATTCGTTGTAGCCCCTGTTACAACACCCCAATTTGGAGTTTGCGCTGCTACAATCTCTGTATAAATGAGGACTATACCAGTATTTCCTGTCGCTGTAACCCCTGTTGGAAAAACTCCTAAAGATCTTATCGGGGCAACAGTTCCTGTATCTGTCTCCCCGGTCCCTGTAACACCTGTAACAGAAAGCAAAGAAGATCCACTAACGCCCTCCTCACCCAGACTTACTGTGGCTACAGCACCAACACCTATCACCCTTGCTCCGGCGTTAGTTTGTTCATCGCCAAGAGCAGAAGTTCCTGCTACACCTGTAATTGAGAAAAGGGCTGTGCCTATTAAGACTGGGTTTCCTACGGCTCCCGTAGCCGAAACACCCGTGGGTACATGAAGCACCGTTCCTGCTGGTGTTACAGCACCAGCGGAGGCTGTAGCCGAAACACCTGTGACAGAGATGGGTATGGCTTGGTTCCAAGCACCTTCGCCCCAAGTGCCTCTACCCCATCCCGCTATGCTCACCGTATTACTCCGTTACGCTATACGAATAATAGCGTTGCTTGCATCGGCTGTTGGAAACTGAATGGTAAAGGTGCCGGATGTTGAGGTTTTGTTAGATGTAAAATCCAACACAGCTACAGCTTTGTTGCTGTTGGTGCTGTTGTATATTAAAGCACCCATTGCAGTGATCGTTGCTGTGGTAAAGCTAAGATCTGCAAAATCTGTGAATGCCGTAGTGCCGGACGTAGTCGGCGCGACTTTTGTAAGTGTGCCACCCCCAGTTGCATATGAACCGCTAGAAGCTACCTCACCTGTTGTGGTGAATGCAGTAGTTGTCGCCCCCAAAGTAGCAGTGGTGCTAGACTTTCCGCCACTGCCTTCTGCATATAAAGCCAGTTTAAAGGCGTTGCCATTCGTTGCAAAATTGTGTGTGCCCAACATCAACTCTTGTTTGAATGCGGTACACATTGCTTGTGCTATTGCCATTATAGTCTCCCTATAGCGTCAGCTAGTTGATGTTGACCCGCTTCACGGACCTTCGCACAAATTGTAGCACGTTCTTCTTTTCTAGCCAACTCTACATAATATTGCACTAAATTTCTAACACGATCCTTAAAAGCCTCTGCCTGCAATCTAATTGGTTCAGGGGCTTCATCGGATATATATATTATCTTATCTGCTGCCATATCAGCTATTTGGTCGTTAGATAAACCTCCGTTATCAGAGGATACTACCTTAACAGACCCCACGGATGCTACGTTAACCTCAAACATGGTCATGTCTCCCAAAAATAACCGGATTTGATTCTACCGGTTCTGGCGGTCTTATATCAGACTGCTTTGTTATTAATATGTTGCCCCCTTCGATTGTTTGAACTAGAGGGTCATCTAACCTATGGTAACCATAAAGTTTTTCATTATCTGGGACATTCGTGTCTAACAACCCGGAACGGTGAGCTATCTCTAGTTTTATGCCTTTTGACGCGGCAATAGCGCACCAAAACTCTACACAAGCTCTTCCTGACTCAGCCATGTTTACGTTTTTATATGTAAAATCAATACCGTACAAACAAATCTTTGTTGCTTTTTTCCAAATAGCATACGCTATCGCATAGGCCACTGTGTTGTTAAAATAACAGTAACCTGTTGATTTTACAACTTTTTCAAGGGGGTAGGGTTTTACTGCTGGAAAATCACTGTGTTCTTGGCACGAATATATTGGGTTTTTATTTTTGAGTAGAAACTCTCTAGCTACTCCGGTTTGAGAACCAGCGTTTTCAGTATCTAAAAAACGAGAAACGGGGTCCATCATAAACGTCTTATCGACGTGTATAATACCTCCAATACAATTAATCCCCCAAACTTCATCAAAAGTTTGCGAGGCAACTCTTGCGGCTATATAGTCGGCATAACTGCCTCCCAAGCCAACGATGGCAACTTTCATGTACGGGCCCTTCTTGGTAGCCCCTGTCTGTTTGCATCGTCGTTTTCTCTAGCTTCCCCAAGATCTTTTAATCGAACCAAAGACTCTACAAAACGCTCACTGTACATTTTCATAACGTCAGATTCACCCTTCATATAAGTATAGGCTTCAATTAAACTGCCATATAGTAAAGCGTTAGGGGCATTAACACTTAAAAAGGTCGTAGTAGAGTCTGCCGAAGTAGAAACTACCGTTCCCGTAGCCCCACTGGTTGCCCCAGTGACTGTTTCCCCCACAGTTAAATCTGTGCTTGGTATAACAATGTTAAATGTCGTAGCGCTAACAATAGATGCTATTGTTGTATTTGCACCGCTGGTTCCACCAGTAATTGTTTCCCCAGCTACAAAAGTCCCACTTACGCTGCTAACCGTTAACAAAAACTGACTTTGCGTTAGACTGGTTGGTCTATAATAGTAGTGAAGCTCTGCTGTGTAATCAGCATCTGGAGTAGGAGCTAATAAAAAGTTTTGGAAGTCGTATACACCATAATATTTTGGAAGACCTGTGGTGGCTGAATTTGGATTGTACTCTTGTAAAAAGTTAACGTCTTTAATTAACAAAAAGTTTTTATTACTAGAGCTTTCTAAAGATAAACTAAAAGACGCTATGTAGTCATCTGGTACAGCTAAAAATTGATTACCTGCCGTTGTGGTCCCCGTCGCATTTTTGCGAAAGAACTCTAAATCCACGCTTTTAAATATTCGTTCCTCTGCGGTTTTTACAAAATCTACCAAGTGAGAAACAAAAGTAGACTCTTGGTTCTCGGTATAATCTTTAATCGCAGACTTTAATGTGCTGTAGGTAAAACTCATGGTGTATTCGCCTGTCCACCCATACCGCTATGGTTTGTGCAATAGTAATACAGGGTTGGAGCCCCCACGGCAACTGTGATTTGAGTGTAAGCGCCGGAAGAACCCGCTGTTCCGTTTGTGGTTACACCTGTGGTATACTCAGATCCTCCACCATGTGTTCCGTTAGACGTTGTTGAAAATCTAAGAGGATGTCCTGAATTGCTACTGTCGGACTGGTCAAAGCGATAAGTGCTCCCCTCAGATAGATTGACAGTGGCCTGTTGTACTCCATCTATATAATACTTATTACCATAACCCGTGCTTACAACAGTCACAGTAAATGTTGCGTTCACACCGGTTCCTGTCCCAGTAACGGTTACAGTGCCTATAGAACCGGTTCCAGAAACTCCTGTAGAGGTTGCATCCGTGGGTGTAACGACATCCCCGCCAAATGTAACCTTACCTAACAGAGCCTCTGCTTGAGGAACTAATTGATATTGTAGGGTCACAATACTAAAGACAGGAAACTTAACAGTGACCGGTATTTTATTATTGTTAGGTCGAGCCTCTTTCAAAGTTTGAGGATCATGTATCTTGCGAAAAGGTCCTAATTGTGGATGCTTTCTTTCAAACTCGTCTTTGCCTACGAGAGCACCATTCCATTCTTTTCGCATGTCTTTATAACGATATTCCAAGCCAGAACGGTCTGATATAGCCTTGGCATATTTTCCTGTGGCGTATCTAGGCATTAATTTGTCCTAAAATATGCGTACTCTGGCGTGACAGTGAAACTAGACCGATCTCTATCTTCACCCATAGCTCTTTCAAACTCCTCCTCGTACATGGCTTTAAGCATTTGAGTTCGATTAGGAGCTCTTTTAATGGATAAATAGTAAGCTAAACCGGCAGCCAGACACGGATAAAACCTAAAAGGTACATCTAAAGTATTTATAGCTGTGTCTGCATCATCTATACGTGTCAAAGCGTTATAAACAACAACATCTGTGCTGTTTTCTGGGGTCGGCCATAAACGTAGACTTGGCGTTACTTGTCTATCCAAGAAAAACTGCGTGGGTCTACCAGTGGTGGCTTTGTTTGGGATGTTTAGATCATCGTCACGACTGACTCTTGTTAAAGAAAAGTCAGTGCTACTGCGGGTCACGACAGCGCTTAGTATATCAATTACATCTGCTGATAAAGCATACGTTCTTGTCCCAGAAGTCAAAGCTTGTGTGCGTTGTGTGATTGTCCACTGGTTGAGACCACGGTTAGCCCACTCCGCTAACATTATATTTAAGGATCGTCTGGCAGTTACAAGATCATATCCTGTTTTAACCTCTAAGCCGCAACGCTCAAAAGCTTCTTCCACATAATCTGATACGTCTAATTCAAAGTTTACGCTTCCAGAAACAGCCATTACTTATCTTTCGCATATAGATTGTCAAATATCTGATTTACGTCCATTGTATAGTCTAAATCTGATTTTGAATAGTGTATATGCTGAGACGGTAGGAAATCAGGTGCACCTTGTCCGGTTTCAAACCACGCAGGGTGTGTGACTCGGACACGATTGTTAGGCAATGCAACGATATTACCTGTATATGGCCCAGCATCTAAAAGCTCTAACACGTGACTTTGTTTATGCTGCGCCGGGTCATCAGCGATCTCGCTCTCCGTATAATCTACCGTAAAATAGTATTTTGCAGGGTAAAATTCAGGCCCTATTTTAGCAATCCAAGGGCACGGATGAGCGCGATCTAAACGATAAACTGCGTGTGTATGGGACATACAGTCCCAAGGTTGCGCCAAATGGACAGGCATAGGTTCTGGCCATTCTTCAAAAGGCGTGTCTCCAACAAGCGCAGTTATGGGCATTCTGGCCCACATCGCTCCCCCGTGCACGTTCTGCTGATCCGTGCCATCGGTCTCGCAGCCGGTGAATATCATCTGAAAACTTAAACACCGGCTGGGCATCGTAGTAACCGCAATCGCCATAGCGTGAAGAAACTCGCCATGATAATTAGAGTGGTTACACGTATATTCTCTCCGCACCCAACACTTGAAGTGCGGAATATTACTTTGAAGATAAGGCAAGATTTTATACCTTGCCGCCCTTGGCCATGCCCTTCTTCTTCATCATGCCGCCGTTGGCCATCTTTTGGACCTTGCCACCTTTAGCCATGCCTTTTTTCTTCATCATGCCGCCGTTGGCCATCTTCTGAACTTTACCGCCCTTGGCGTAGCCCTTCTTCTTCATGGCTCCACCTTTAGCCATTTTCTGGACTTTACCGCCCTTGGCCATGCCTTTTTTCTTTACGGGTGGGGCTATGTTTCCAACAAGATTAGATGCATACTCATCCATTGTCATAAATTCTTTTGCCATTACTTGCTCCTATGCAATTTTGGTGCGTTTTCTTCTATTAGCCATCACAGCGCCGCATCCTCGCGCCACAACAGTTCCGGGTATGTTTTTACCCCTAAAGGGTCTTTTGGGCTTAGTTACAGCCCCACCATTTTTTAAATTCGTTACTTTCGCAGCCTTTGTATTAGCAACCGTAGTCTTTCCTTTAGCGCCTGCTTTTTTCTTTTTACGTGCTGTCGTAGCGCGTTCACTCTTGGATAAACTATTAGCTTTAGATCTAGGAAGGCAACGGTCAGGGTTTTTCTTATCTTTTGAAGTGCCACATGGACCTTTGATAGAGCCATCAGTTCCAATCCTTACCCAGTCTTGTTTCAGCCATTGCTTTAACTGTCCCATTATGCACGGCCTCCATATTTCCTAGACTTTACCTTTTTTCCTTTATGTTTTCCACCAGTTCTTTTTATCTTACCTTGAGCCTTACAGGAAGCTATCTGTGTGAAACCTTTAGGATTTTTACAGTTTTTAGCTTTGGCCATCAAGTTTTCCTATGTTGCTTTCGTATGGCCTCTTTACCTGCCTTTGCTATTCTAGCCTGTTCTGGCTTTTTTGCTACTTTAGCTCTTTGCTCTAAAACAGTAAGTATCTGTATTTTTCTAGCAAAAGGTTTCTTTATCTTTTTAACTTTAGCAACAGTGGCTCTTGCATCCGCAGGTGTTGCAAACTTAATAGAAACAGTGTCCCTTGGGTTTTCGTCAGTATACAGACGTCTATCCGATCCCGGCGGCTTTTTTCCTGTCCCCTTTTTAGGATCTTTTCCGTTTCCCATTTTTTACCAACTTAGATAATGTTCGTGCCTGACCCGCGTGAGCTTTAGATGCTTTGCGTAGCTTCTTAGCCACCTTTTTGACCTGAGTCTTAGCTCTTCCTGTTAACATTTATCGTCCTTTTCTTTTTCCGCCTTTTGACTTTTTGGCGTAGTTGGGATCTTTGCAATATTTTGATGCGGCCAAGTTTGCATACGCTGACGGGTATGTGTCAAATGTGCGTTTGGCCCAAGCCTTACCCTCTGGACAGATCTTACCACCACTTTTCACCTTCCCCCCTTTTTTCATACGAACAGCACTATTTGAAGCGCGTTTTGGTATAGGACAAGCTGCTGCCCCTATTCTTACTGCACTAGTCATCTAAAACACTTTCTGCACGACGGCTGCTGCAACAATTAATCCGGCTATGCCCCAAAGTCTTTGATCCAACTTATCTAGCTGTTTTTGTATCTGGGCATACCGACTATTGCACTCCTCTTCGTGCTTTTCCAAAAGTTTTAAAACATCATCGGCTTTCATTAGCACTTCCATCTTCTACGAGCTTGTCTAAGTCTGCTGTTAGGATTTTTAGCTGCTTTAGGAAATTTTTTCATCTGACCTGCGGATCTAGCACAAAAGGACTTACGTCTTTTCGCGTCTTTACTGCCGGGTTTAACTTTTCCTGTAACAGCCGTTTTTAACTTACTGCCCGGATTAGCTTTTCTATATGCAGCTACCCCAGCCTTAGTCATTCCCGCCCCTTTTTCTGTGGGGCGGAAATTTTTTTTGTTGCGCGGCGGCATTTTTGCTTTACGCCGTGCCATTTTTACCTCTTATGCATACTTTTTACGCATGTACAGCATGATTGTATACGTGTCCGCAGAGGAGTGACCAACCGTTGTGAACAAAACGTCCCCAGTTTTACCGCTTCCTGCATTATTAGTTAAACCGCCGAAAGAGTTATAATCGTGATGACCGCTCTGGTTCTCACCCAACTCTATACAAAAAGCGTTAGAGGTGGCGTCGAACAAGATCTGTACCTTCATCCCGTTACACTGCCACCATATACGCTCTATGACGACCTCACTACACGCAACACCATCTAAGCTGCTAGCAAGAGCAGAGACATCTACCTTTTTTACAGCAGACTCTCCACTCCCGTCAGAGACATTAGTAAACTTCATAACGGCATGTTTAGGGCCGTCAATAAGTGTTTGCGAGGTTACAGCATCCGCCATTTCAACCTCCTTAGAATACTGAGTATTCTAGTTCAACCGTAAATCTACCTGCCGTTGCGTCTGCGTTTAGCGTGGTTGTGGCCGCAGCATACAAATGAGTGCTTGCAATCGGAGCAGTAACATTTGGTTCAAACACATGAAAATTACCGGCTGAGTTGTTGAAATTAATATCAATCTCAGTCACGGATAATGCAGCAGACAATGTTGGTGAAAAGGCTGCTACACCTGCTCCAACAATCTCTGTGCCTGATGACACTGCCGTGTTAGTTGCGGTGCCACTTGTGGCACTCAACTGTAAAGAGCCGACCAAAGTTTGACCCGCAGCAGTGGTGATACCAATCACGGCCTTATGAATAAAAAACTTTGTTGCCGTAACCAGTGCATCTGGGTGATCTGTATTAAGAGTGCCTAATTCAACAAGAACATCACCGTCAGCGTACTGTGTGCTGGTATCTGTGTCTGCTAATGAACCTACGAAAGTTTGTATTTTTCTTGAACCCAAAGATATAAGTTGACCGGTTGAGTTCACAGAAAAGCCTGTTTCTGTAATCGTACCAGTGCCGGAGCCCTCGTTGATTACTTTAAAACCTGCTTTTGAACGGACGGAGCCCGAAAAAGTAGTTGTAGCCATTTGTCTCTCCTGTCTTGGCTATTGTCAGCCCATCATGGACTGTCAGGATAAAACAACCATACAATAAAAAAGGGCGACTGTGAAGCCGCCCTTTGAAACCTCTACGGGAAAAGAGGTTATTATGCTGCGCCCGGTGTTCCAAACACACAACGCCAATCAGAAACGCCGAAGCTGTAACGCTCACGAGCCTTAAACCGCATGTTGCCGGTGTCAAAGTCACCTTCCATTGCAGTCTTGATTGGAGAACGGTTGAAGTATTTGAAACCGTTAGGAGCATCGGTCTTGATGAAAAACGCATCCGTGTCAGTTAAGTAGTGGTTGACTACCGCACCTTCAGGTAAAAGACCCATAGTCTTGATTGCGTTTAGATCGTTATCAGCCGTTGCTGAACGCAAGTTTGAGTTAATCACGCGCTCTGCAATAAACTGCAACTCTTTTGGAATGATTAGCTTCGTTCCACGAACTGCAATTTTGAGACCACGCTCGTCAGTCAAACCGGCGATATCAATCAACATCTGCTCAAGTGAAGTTTCATTCAAGTCAGCAGCAGTTGACAGCAGGTTACGCTGGTTTCCTGAGAGTGACGGGTGTGAAGATGAGCAAAGTGCTGCACCGTCTCCGATTGCAGAAGCGCCTGCCGTGAACGCATTGTTCAAGATAGCCGCAGCTTTAATCTGCTTGGTCTGAGCCATAGAGCGGGCCAGAGCCTTGGTGTAGCGAGATGCCAGACGGTCATACAGATTATCTTCAATGGCTTCCTCAGTGATTGAGAAGGCCAACGCGATTGTCTCGTGTGTGTACCGTGCTGTGAATGTCTCTTGAGCATCGTCAAAAGAGATGGCTGCGCCCTCTTCCTTAGTCGGTGCTGTTGAGAAACCCCCAAGCATCACTTCTTCTTCAAATGAACGATCAGATGCTTCTTCTGCAAAGATCTCAGCATGTTCGTTTTCATAACGATCATACTCAAGCCCAAAAAGTGCATTTAGACCGGGTTCTAGCTCTTTAGCTAGTTGTGCTCTTGAAATAGCCATTTCCTAGCCTCCTATATGCCGGTGTTCGCTGCGGTGCCTACGGCAGCAGCAAAGCCTGAGTTGAAAGGTGCGTTCAAACGAACGATATACTGATGTCCAACTGCGGAATAATCCGTGTTGCCTTCCTCTTCATAGAGTCCAACAATACGAACATCCAAACCAGCCGTTGTTGCAGCGGTGCTAATATCAAGCATGTCAGAGGACTTGCCTGTATTTGTGCTACCGTTGTTAACACTTGCCATGTCGCAATTAGCAAAAACATCTGCCAAGGCGGTTGCCCGGTCAGTGTTTGTGCCATCGGCCACTACAACATATAGCTGCATTGGATCATCATAAACGTAAGCTTTCACCGGAAAGTTGGTGTTAACACTTACAGCGTTTGAACCGGGCCAATAATTAAGGTGGGTGTTCTTACCGGTTACGGAGTCAACGTACTCAACACCACCTAAAACACCAAGAGGTGCTACAGCCTGATCGGAAATAGCGATTGTGCCCCCTGCGAGTGGAATAACAATTCCACCGTTATAGATAGCAGTAGTGTAGTTGCTGGCAATCTCATACATCGTCGTAGCGTTGTTATTAGGATTACCGCCCGTTTTACCAATAGGACGAAGGCCAAAACCACCTGTTAGGGTATTTGCCATTAGAGACTCCTATTTGACAAAGAGGTAGCCATCATTTCTGAGGACCACCAAAAGTTACACGAGATTGACGATCTGGTTTATTAATCGTCATAGTCGAATGTGCATTTTCTCGCATCATATCAGAGTCTACCGCTTGCATCTGATCAGAACTTCTTGAATTGAAGTAAGCTGTTCTTTCCGCAACAGTTTCATCTGGGATACGAGCTAGCATTAAACCACCTACTCCAAACACACCTTCATACTTACCTGAGTCAATTACCGGGGCCTCAAAGTCTGGATACTCATCCCTACGAACAAGCTCATAACCTTCACGCATTTTTGCGCTGATGTTTTTAGTATCGTCAAAACCACGGGTTTCAGCCCTGATCCAACGATGCTTATAACCATCCGGTGCAGGTGGTGCGTCTAACATAGACGGGGGAGCCCACGGCTTACGCTGCGCCGTCTTCTCCCTAGTTTGGTTTGCGCGAGAAGTACGTTTAATTCCGCCTTCAAACATTTCTTTTTGTTCTTCTGACATCAACTTACTCCTTCACGTATTTCGCGTATTCTTCAAGCGGCACACCCAATTTTTTCGCTATCGCGACTTGGCTAGGGGTGAGTCTAACCTTTTTCCCACTACTGCGCCCAGAAGATGATCGGGATACGGAAGCAACCGTCTGAGCGGGCCGTCTGCTTTCCCCGTTTTTAAGCTTATGCGGAAACTCGTTCTGCATACGCTTGTCTAACTCACTATAGTACTCATCGCTCTGCGGGTCAAACCCTTCATTTTCGACAAGTTTTTTGTGAACACCAAAAGCGGCATATGTCATAGCCTCGTCCGTACCAAACCACTCATTTCGTTGTGCCCAACTTTCTGCTTTTGGGTCAGGGCGACGCGGCTGCTGTTGCGGCATGGGCTGCTGAACTTCAGTCTGTGCTTGAGCCTGCGCCTGCTGTGCATAACGCTGCTGTTGAGCCTTTGCCTGTTCGGCTCTGTCGTTTTCTATTGCAAGCTTGGTAATTTTACGCTGCGCTTCCACAACACCGTTTGTGTCACCTATTTCAATAGCACGAGCCAGTTCACCTTCAGCAGTGCCCATCTCACTGGTAACACGATTGCTATATTCATTAACATAATTGGTATCCATCGCGTTCATGCGTTCTTTAAGCTGTGCGGCCTCTGCCTGAACACCTTGTGCGTACCGAAGCGCCTCGTCTTTCTGGCGCTCTGCTTCACGCATTTTCTTAGTCAAACGATCAATACGTTTTTGAGTGTTACTCTCAGCTTTTTCAAACTGATCCTCTGTTGCAGCCTCTACTTGCGGCTCTTCATCTTTAGCTGCCTCAACCTCAACTTCCGTATCTTGCTCATCTTCCAGATCTAATTCAATCTGTTGTTTTTCTTCTGCCATTTATTTCTCCTAGAAATGAAGGATATCTTCCGGTTCTTTAATCTTCGCCAATATTTCGTCATCGTTCAAAATACGAACTTCCCCACCGTCTATTTTGAAGCGTGAGCCTGAGTAACGCGCAAACATCACCCAGTCTCCCTGCTCACACCAACTTCCCGTAGGAAACTTTTCTGTATCTTTGTAAGCCAACGAACCCACCTTTAGGACGTAACCTACCTGTGTAGATACCGTTTGCTCTTGAACAACTGTGTCAGGAAGATAAATGCCACCATCGGTTTTACCCTTACCCCTGTAAGGTAAGACCAAAATACGCCATCCTGTTGGATCTGGCATTCTTTCTAAGAGAGAACCCCCTATGGATTCGGGGTCTAAGACTCTATCGCTTGGCTCTTTGTAAGCCTCTGATAGATTTGCCACACCTTCAGATGCAGCTTCTAAGTCAATCATCACTTCGCTCCTGTTTATCTAGCAGGCTCTTGAGTTCCTGTTCCACGTGATCTAGGGCCTTTAAATTACCCATGAGCTCACGATATTGCTCCATGCTACTTACGTTGTCATAAATTAACAAATCATAAATAGCTTGCCGTCTTTCTTTAACTATGCGGAAGACAGCCTCCGCAAAATAAACCTCATCCACTCTGATAACTCCGCATTAACTCTCAGGTGTTCTTATAACACACTAATCCGTTTCTGCAAGAGCCCTCATACGATCTACCAGACGCCGTGCGCGATTAGGAACCTGTGTGTACCATCGCGAGTCAACCATCTCATCTGCTGCGGCATTCCAGTCTCTGGCATCCACACCAGCTTTCATGCCTTTGAACTTGCTGAGTCTGGGTCTGCCCATGTTAAACATCATGTTGCAGATAATATGCTGTGCCTCTTCTGGCAAGTCATCAAAGTCTGAATACAATACTTTGCACTCATCAATCGTCACGGCCATATCCAAAGCAAAAAGATTTTGTACACGATCCTGTTCAACAACTGTGCCTACAGGTTTACCGTGTTCCTCATCATTTTCAGTAATTAGGTGGCCTATGCCACAGGTTGGCAAACCAAGATGATCCAAATAAATTTCGTATTTGCACCCTTCATCTTCAGCGATTTCTTCGCGTAATTTATCCTTATTCATTTCTTAAATCCTTTTATTCCGCGTATTCCGAAGCTTGCGCCGATTGAGGCATACATCGCCCACTGAAACCACTCTGGTGTACGAGAAAGAGCCGCAAAACCCTCTTCGACATACGGTTGCGTAAACGGAATAAAGCACATGGCGATTATGACGATAAACAAAATCGTCCACGCCTCGTCCTTCCAACTGTTGTCAGAGGACTGTGCCATTATCTTCTCCCAGCCAGCTTCGTGAGTGGCTGCGACTTTCATAACTTCAGCTTCAGCTTCGGCCTTTGCTTGTGCAACTTTGCCTTTAGCCTTCGTCTGCTCTATCTTCGACTCCATGAAGGAACCGGCTAAATTAGCTATAGGTCCAATAAGTGCCTGTATCATTCGTCCTCCAAGATTTCCATAATCTCGCCAGCCTCAAGCCTGACTTTGAGTTGTTTACATGACCACTTTTTGTCAAAATCCGTAGTGTGCCCTACGTTTCGTTTTATCTTACGACGTATGTTTAGACACTCTGACAGATTCTTATAAGGCGTATACTCAACCCGCTCTTCGCCTATCATCAACAGCAATACAAAAGTCATCTCAATCATTTGTTAGTCAACTTTTCTATGTTGTCCTCAATCTTTGTCAACCGCCTGTCATAAAACTCCAAAACCAGCTTCTGTTGCTGGTCATGTGGGGCATTACCACTTTCAATATTTTCTGCTAGCTTTTCTAATTCACTAGCCAAATGTTCAATCATCATAAACTGTTCTGAGTCGGCTGGCAAACTACCCATCTCGCCTCGTGGCCATTTGATACGAAACTCCGTGTTCATGGCAAGATCTGTTTCCTGCAATATGAGTTTATTCTCTATCGTGTTTAATCTTTCAATAACACCAAAATAAGCCCATGTGCCGACTGTTGCAGCTATGAGCAACGCAATCAGATTGCGTATAGGCATTGCCAGTTCTGTGTTCTCACTTAGTTTTGGCATCACTAATCCGTGATTATGACCCATTGAACGGTATTGGGGGTGCTCTCCGTCCTAAAATTACCAGCAAGCTCCCAGTTTATATCATCTTTTACAAATTCTTGTTTTTCACCGCTCGTAACATGGCCGTGTATCATCGCTGCCAACATGGCCGCTATTATAATGTTTTCCATAATCTCACTCTGTTATTTCTTCGACATCCACGCCGTCGTGCCCATATAAGCGCCGACAATGCCCGCTCCACTGAGAAATATAAGGTCGGTGACTGCACCTAGACCCTCAAGTTTTTCCGCAGAGCACCACGGTGATGCTAGAAACACAGCATAACATCCCATAAATATCAAGGTATATCTGGCCATGCGTAACTGGGCCACGTTCTTACGAAGCTCCGTTTCCGTCTTTTTTATCTCTTTTATGTGACTAAGTTCTTCGTCACTGACGATGCCGTCACCGTCCTCGTCGTATTCAGCGTAAACAGACTTTTCCTGTAACTTTTTCTGACTCATAACATCACCTTAAACATCATCACAAAAAACAGAAGAGACATCAGTATGACCGCCCCAGCCATGACGATCTGCTGCATTGTATTCTCAAAATCCTTTTGTTTCTGTATCTTTGCTTTTCTAGCCGCAGCTTCAGCCTCTTTAGCAGCTTGAATACGTCTAGCCCGCTCGTCAACTATGCTCTTCCACGTCCCGTGACCAAAACGAAGATCCACCATACTGGCAATCTCTCTCATCTGTTCTTGAGCTAGTTTGGCGTTTATTATTTCTTGCGCTACAGACTTGATACCAAACTGATCTCCTACGCCCATGCCCGACTTTTTATTGCGTTCCTGCTGTACCTGCTTTTCACCCTCAAACAGATTATCCAGATATCCCGCTATATCGGACACGTCATTAGCGGTTCCGATAGCACTCTTGATGCCATCGACCGCACTTTTAAATAAGGCAAATCCTGCTAACGCCGCACTAATTGGTTCCATTTAGCCCCCAAGCTATTGTTTCTTTAGTAGTTCTCTCTCCATTGCAGACTGAATACGTGCTTGGGTCTGTTTTTCCTGACTGGCCAGTTTCTGCTGGAACTGTGATGCCCGCATCTGCTGGTTCTGCGCGTCAAGATTGAGCTTAGCCGCTTCGTTCTGAGCATCGGCCTGTTCTGCCTGTGCTCTAATCTGTAGCTCCTGCTCCTTCAGTTTAACTAACGGATCTGGACCCTGACCAGATACCTGTTGAGACATCTGCTTGACCATCTGCATACCCTCGGCAACAAACTGCGCCGTCAGGCCCTCAATGGCCAGCATCTCTTCTTCTGTGGCAGCCGCACCGCCCGTAGCTTGTCTTTGCTGTATAAACTGCACCGCCGCACGTTCTCGCGCTGCAATCTTTACATGCTCCATGACGTGCTTCTGCAAAGCCATCGCAATGGCAGGCATCCCGCCAACCATAGGTGTAGACCCAAACACCAAGTGCGCCATAATATGCGCCTCATGCTCCTGACCTTCAAACGCCTGCAAAGGCACCATGTCCAAAGCGTCTATGTTTTCCTGCGCCGGATCTTTCGGTTCCGGTTCCTCATCAGGAATACGCTTCATTATTCTGTCAGTGT